GCGCCGATGTCGATGGGTGTCCTCGATTCGAGGCGCATGTTCAGTTGGGTGGACGGCGCCGACATGATCGCGGTCGGGCACAACCACCAGTCGAACATCGCGGGAATCGCACGCGAATACCTCGAAACCCGCAATGGCTTGTACGAGATCAGGCACCGCCACTGCGACTTCGTGCGGTGCGGGACGTACAAGCAGGACTGGGGCGACGGTTCGGGCGGATGGATCGTCGAGAAGGGGAGCGGACCGTCTCCGATCCGCGCCAAGTGGGTCAGGCTTTACAGCAGGTACGAGTCGAGGAAGATCGACGGCGAGGAAAAGCAGCGCGGGCACCCGCGGATCGCATGGGACGTTCACGACGCACAGTGAGGATCGACACATGAAGAAGAAGCCACGCGGCCTGTACGCCAACATCAACGCACGGAAGAAGGCAGGCACGAGCCGCCCGAAGTCCGAGTCCACGGTCAGCGAGAAGTCTTGGAAGGCCTTGAAGCGCGGGTTCCGGTGAACTGGCCGTCCTAGGAGGACAGATGCGGGTACGCCTCGGCGGGAAATACTGGACGCTGAGGTTCAGCCCGAACCTCAAGGACTATGGGGACATGGTCGACCCCGGCAAGGCGGCCGGCCGTGTCCTCCGTGTCGCCACATGGCAGGGTGAGCAGGACAAACTCGACACCACCCTCCATGAAGCCATCCATTGCTGCCGCCCGGAACTCGACGAACAGGCCGTCACGGAACTCGCAAACGATTTGTCCCGCCTCCTCTGGCGCCTCGGCTACCGCCTGAACCCGTAAGAAACTCTTGCAGGTTTTCCTTTCACTTGCGAAGTGGCTACCACCCCGCAACCAAGTTCCAGAAAGTGGAAGTTGCGTGCGGGACGTGACAAAGTGTCGGTCCTTGGCGCCAAGTGCCGATGATCCGTCACATGAGGGATAGACTTTCGATGCGGAGATGTGGGTGCGGCGGACGTGGATCCACACGCGAGTCCCACTCGGGCCGGGCCATAAGGCCGCAAGGTACGCCGCCCGGCGAGATGGCCGATGGGGTAACAGAAACCTCCCGCCGGGGCAGGGCCGCGTCGGAGCGGCTGCTGCCCATTTGGTAAGGTCCCCACCGCGATGGCAACAGGGACGGACATCATCGAGAAGATCATCGGGTTCCACAACAGGCCCGGCAAGAAGAACCCCGCGACGATCCTGCTGTCGTGCAAGAAGGAGATCGAGCGACTTCGCGGCGAACTCGCCAAGGAGATGCGCGAGTCCTTCTGGCTCAAGCGCGAGGTGGAGAGGCTGCACGCACTTCTGAAGGAGGCACGGCGTGAATTCTGAACGTGACCACGGCGACGAGCATGTCGACATGAACGGGAACATCCTCCCGAACTCGCCCATGATGCCCGACGGTTCCCCGTCGTGGCAGTCGTGGCGCGACGAGGCGTACCGGCTGATGGACGAGGTGGACAAGTTGCGCCACCGCGTCGAGGCGCTGGAGCGCGCCAACCGCGTCCTTCAGGCGTTCGCCGACGGCAACAACCTGAAGGTGAGGATCAACTGATGCAGGACCACATCATGCTTGCCGACGGATTCGAGGAAGCCTTCGTCGGGATCGGCCAGCAGTTCACGCACCACTTTGCCATCTACGACCACGGCAAGTGCGTCGAGATCCTTCGCTTCCGCGACGGGATGACTGAGGAGGAGGCGGAGGAGTTCATGGAGTTCAACGTCACCGGCGCATGGGTCGGCAAGGGGACGCCCGTGTTCCTGCGCCCGATGTCCATCGAAGACGCGCAGGAATGGATCGAGATGTCGCGGGAGTGAACTGCGAACACGCACATCTCGTCCCGAAGGAACTTGAGGCGAACCTCAGGTTCAGGCAGGAGATGATCCGCCTCGGAAACGAAGGCGCGAAGGAGAAGTCCGCGCTGCTCTCCATGTGCGCGCAGGACCCGCTGTTCTACGTCAACGCCTTCGGGTGGACGTACGACCCGCGCCTGCCGGTGTCGACCATCCCGTTCATCACATATCCGTTTCAGGATGACGCCATCCTCCAGATCGTCGACTGCATCGAGAAGGGAGAGGACTTGCTCGTCGCCAAGAGCCGCGACATGGGCGCGTCGTGGGTCATCCTCGTCACCTTCGAGTGGCTGTGGCGGTTCCGGCACGGGCAGTCGTTCCTCGTCGTCAGCCGCAACGAGGACTACGTCGACAAGGCCGGCAACCCGAAGAGCCTGTTCTGGAAGTTCGACTTCCTGCACAAGAACATGCCCGGCTGGCTCCTCCCGAACATGACCCGTACGCGACTGCGGATGTCGAACGACGACAACGGTTCGAGCGTCGACGGCGAGTCGACGACCGGCGACGTGGCCCGCGGCGACCGCCGCACCGCCATCATGCTCGACGAGTTCGCCGCATTCGAGGCGACCGACGGATACCGCGCACTCAGCGCGACCCGTGACGCGACACGGTGCCGCATCTTCAACTCGACCCCCAACGGCTCGTCGAACGCCTTCTACGACCTCGCGCAGAAGCAGGACCTCCGGCAGATCCGGATGCACTGGTCGCAGCACCCGGTCAAGGCGGAAGGGATGTACGTCGACTCGGCCGGGAAGGCACGGAGCCCGTGGTACGACCGGGAGTGCCGCCGCTGCGCCAACGCCACCGAGATCGCGCAGGAACTCGACATCGACTTCGCAGGCAGCGACTACCTGTTCTTCGATGCCTCGATGATCGACCGGCTGGTTGCCCAAACTGGTTGTCCGCCCTACGTCCGCGGGGAACTCGAATTCGACCCCCAGACCCTCGAACCGACCGCGTTCGTGGAGCACGGGCACGGGAAGTTGAAATTGTGGGTGCGGCCCACCCTCGGCCTGAAGTTGCCGGAGGACCGAAACTACGCCATCGGGGTGGACATCGCCACGGGTACGGGGTCGTCCAACAGTGCCATCGCCATCGGGGACTGCCTGACTGGGGAGAAGATCGGGGAGTACGTCAACCCGAAGATCAGGCCGGACGAACTCGGCAGGCTGGCCGTCGCAATCGGGAAGTGGTTCAAGGGCATGCAGAAGGAGGCGTTCATGGTCTGGGAGGCACCCGGACCGGGCCGCAACTTCGGGGATGTCGTCATGCAGTCTGGATATCGGAACGTCTACTACCGAAAGAACGAACTGTCGATCACGGCCAAGGCCGGCACGGTTCCCGGTTGGTGGCCGACCAAGGACGAGAAACGGGCGCTGTACGGCGAGTACCGCCGTGCCCTGAACGAAGGCGAGTTCCAGAACCGGTCGGTCGACGCCCTCCGGGAGTGCAAGGAGATCGTCTATACCGACAGCGGATGGGTGATCCACGGCAGGTCGATGGCGACCCCCGACCCGTCGGGTGCGAGGGAGAACCACGGCGACCGGCCGACCGCCGACGCCCTGTGCTGGAAGGGCATGCGGGGCAAGGGCCAGCAAAAAGTCACGGACGCCGAGATGCTTCCGGGTAGTCTTGCATGGCGGCGCCTGATGGCGCAGCAACGCAAGTCGAAGAAGGCGGAGTGGTAATGGCAAGGAAGAAGCGCGACCTGACGCTCGATTCCAAGAGGGCAAGCCGGCTGCTCGAAGCAGTCGATTATTCGCGCCGGCGCATGCAGCCCTTCCGGGAGCAGCGGTTGGCGGCGGTGCGTGCCTACGTCGGGAGCAACTACGGGGAGATGGGCGCGGCCGAGAAGGTCCCCCTGAACCTCATGCAGATGGCCGTGAACATCTACCGCCGGCAGGTGGCCGCACGCGCCCCGCAGGCCCTCATCGTCCCCAAGGATCCCCGCCTTGCCGCGACCGCGGACGACTTCGAACTGGCCCTGAACTGGCTCATCAAGGAGATCGACCTTGAGGCGTCCATCTCGCAGTGGGTGATCGACGCGATGTTCTCCGTCGGCGTGATGAAGGTCGGGATCAGCCCCGGCAAGCAGTGGGAGATCGAGGGCTACAACCACGACGCGGGCATCCCGTTCGCCGACGTGGTGGACTTCGACGACTTCGTGTTCGACATGAACGCCAAGCGGTGGGAACTCTGCCAGTACGTCGGCAACCGCTACACGCTGCCCTACGAGGCGGCGATGGAACTGAAGTTGTTCGACGAGGAACTGACCCCCACCATCCTCACCGACTACAACGAACAGGGTGACGAGCGGGTATCGATCCTCCAGACCGGCGGTGCATGGAACCCTCAGCGCGGGTACATGGATCTCGTGGAACTATGGGATCTCTGGCTTCCCTTCGACAACCTGCTCGTAACCGTGCAGTGCGTCGACAACTCCGGAATTGCAAGCGGGAAGATCGTCCGCGTGGTCGACTGGAACGGCCCGGAAATCGGGCCGTTCCACATTCTCTCCTTCGGCGACGTGCCGGGGAACATCATGCCGCTTCCGCCGGCGCAGGCCATGCTTGACCTGCACGACGCGGCGAACCGCGTCTTCCGCAAGATCGTCCGTCAGGCCGATCGGCAGAAGACCCTTACGGTCGTGTCCAACGGGGCGGAAGAGGACGCGCGGAGGATCATCGATGCCAACGACGGCGACACCATCAGGGCGGACAACCCGCAGGCAACCCGAGAAGCGCGCTACGGCGGCCCCGACGCCGCAAGCATCGCCTTCCTCCTGCAACTCAAGGACCTTTTCGTCTATCTCGGCGGCAATCTGGACGCTCTTGGCGGGCTTGGCCGGCAGGCTAATACGGTTGGTCAGGAGTCTCTTATTTCCCGGTCTGCCAACATGCTCATCGCCGACATGCAGGACCGGACCACGACGGCCGTCCGCAAGGTCATCGAAAGCCTCTCCGACTACCTCTGGAACGACCCGACCTCGGCGCCGAAGGTCCTGAAGAGGATCGGCGACACCGGCCTCTCGATCCCGATCGAGTTTTCGCAGGACCTCCGCGAAGGCGACCTCCTCGACTACATGGTCGAGATCGCCCCGTACTCCATGCAGAGCCGGACGCCGACCGAGCGCATGGCGACCCTGAGCCAGTTGATGACGAACTTCGTGATCCCGCTTGCGCCGCAGTTGCAGCAGCGCGGCATCGGGATCGACATGGATCAGTTCATGCAGATCATGGCCAAGTACTCGAATCTTCCGGAGATGGAGAGGATCCTCGAAAGGATCCCGCCGGAGGAGATGGCCATGATGCAGCAAGCCGCAGGCGGCGGCGAACGACCCCTCCAGTCCCCGGTCACGACCCGTACCAACGTCCGGGAAAACGTGTCCGGGGCGACCCGGCAGGGGGCGGATCAGGAGTCGATGCGGATGCTGATGAGCATGGCTGGACAGGGACAGCAGTAAATGCCGACGTACGCATACCGAGACGGCGAAGGAAACCCGGTCGAACTCTTCATGACGGTGGCGGAGATGGAGGCGTCCGAGAAGGACGGCATCCTGATCCACGAAGGTCGGACGCTCAGGCGCGACCTCGAAGCCGAGCATGGCCCGGTTCGTGCCGGCTGCGCCACATGGCCCATGAAGTCCGATGCCGCAGGCGTCCACCCGACGCAGGCCGGCGAGGCACACGAGCATTCCGTTTCCATTGGAGTACCCACCCAGTTCGACCCAAGGACGGGGCAGGCGATTTTTACGGACCGATCGCATAGGAAGCGGTATCTTGCGGCCCGTGGGTTCATCGACAGGAATGCAGGCTATGGCGACTGAGGAGAACGACGACTTCATCCCCGAGAGCAACGGTTCGGACGCGGAAGCGTTCCCGACCCGTGAGCAACTGGCCGACACCAAGCGGCCGGACCCACTCGACTTCGACGAGCCCGATTCGTCCTACTTCGACCTTGTCCCCGCCAAGGACGAAAAGTCCGGCGCGCCGGACTCGAAGCCGGCCGTGGACGAGTCGGACGCCTCCATGCTTCAGGAACTCGCGGCCAACGCGAAGAGCCTCGGCATGAACGACGACGAGGTTTCCCAGATCAAGGACCCCGGTGCGCTCCGCAGCGTGATCGCCGCCCTCCAGCGGCAGGCTGCGTCCGAGACCACCGACGACACCAAGCCAACCGGGCAGAAGCCCGATGCGGGCGAAAGCCCAAGTTCCGAGTACGAGGCGCTTGCCGCACTCGATCCCGACGATGCAATCGATCCGTCGGCGATCAAGGCGATCAAGGCGCTGAAGGCAGAACTCGACAAGATGCGCGTGCGTCAGGTCGAGAAGCCTGCCTCCCCGGAAGTGCGTCCCGAAGAGGCCGACTACCTCATCGCCAAGTTGGGCGAGGACTACGTCGGGATCTTTGGGGAAGGACCCGCCACGACTCTCCCGAAGAAGTCCGGCGAATTCCGTGCGCGCTTGCAGGTCGTCGAGGAAATGAAGCGCATTCAGGACGACGCACGTTCCGCCAAGCGGAAGGTGCCGGAATCCAAGGATGCCTTCGAGCAGGCTCTCCGAAGCGTTTTCGGGAGCCACGTCCAGTCCGTCGAGCGGAAGCGGCTTGCATCGCAGGTCCAGCGGCGGGAATCGCAGTTGATCGCGCGTCCGGCAAACAACGGCCGTCGGCCGGTGTCGGGGCGCGAGAAGGCGATTTCCAACGTTGCGGCCATCATGCGGGAGCGCATGCAGGGCGGAGTGGGCAACGCAGACTGAACCACCTGACACAAGGAGAAAGTCATGGCCTTCCTTCAGGCAGATGACATCGCAGACCTGATCAAGACGACGCAGCGCGATCTTGGTCGCATGAAGTGGACCGACATCTCGTACAACCTTCAGGAGTACGTCGCACTGCCGATGATCCTCCAGCGCGAGAAGGTGTCGTTCCAGAGCGGCTTCGGCATCCAGTGGAACGTCGCCGTCGCAACCTCCGGTGCCGCCAAGGACACCGAACTGTACGCCACCGACTCGGTGAACGTGTCCGACGTGATGCAGACCGCCAACATCCCGTGGCGGCACGTCACCACGAACTACGCCATCGAGCGCCGCGAGATCGCGATGAACCGCGCCCCCGCGGAGATCGTCGACCTCGTCCGCATCCGTCGCAACGACGCGATGATCGACATGGCGAAGCACCTTGAGGAGCGTTTCTGGACGAAGCCCGCCGCCTCGACCGACAACCAGCGCATGTACGGCATCCCGTACTGGATCGTGTATCCGGGCACGGTGTCGGGCAACGGTTCGTTCGCCGGCACCAACCCCTCCGGCTTCTCGGCCGGCGCGGGCAACCTGTCGTCCACGACCTACCCGGCGTGGAGCAACTGGGCTTCGACGTACACCGCGGTCACGTCCACCGACCTGATCCGCAAGTGGCGCCGCGCCGCGACGTTCACCAACTTCAAGGCTCCCGTCCCGTCGCCGTCCTACAGCACCGGCAACAACTACGGCTACTACACGAACTACAACGTGATCGGGCCGCTGGAAGAGGCGCTGGAGGCGCAGAACGACAACCTCGGAAACGACATCGCTTCCAAGGACGGTCGCCTGATGTTCCGTCAGGTCCCGGTGACTTGGGTTCCCTACCTTGAGGCCAACACGGCGAACCCCGTGTACGGCATCAACTGGGGCTGCCTCAAGCCCGCGTTCCTCGCCGGCGAGTACATGCGCGAAGAGGGCCCGACCCCGGCCTCGTCGCAGCACACGGTCTTCGTCACCCACGTTGACACCACGCTCAACCTGATGTGCACGAACCGTCGCATGAACTTCGTCCTCGGCACCGGCGCCAACGCCTTCTGATCCACACTCTGCATAGAAAGGACATACCACCATGCAGATCCTCACCAAGTACAAGGGCGGCAGCCTCGGCAACGCCCAGACGGCAGACGCGCTCCTCGCCCCGAACGAGGCCGTCATGCTGTCCCGCGAGTTCTTCACCAACGTCACG